TATGACCTATGCACAGTTGGAAGCTGCGATTGACGCAGATAAGAAAATCCAGGTGGTAGATGTAAAAGCTGGGGGCTATGTATCGAAGGAAAAACTGGATGCCAAGATCACAGAGCTGGACGGTGTAAGACAGCAGCTCACAGATGCCAATGCAGAGATCAAATCCTACAAAGAGATGGATATTGATGGCATCAAAAAGTCTGCAAAAGACTGGGAAGACAAGTACAACCATGATACCCAGGAGCTTAATGACAAGCTGGCGAAACAGGAAAGAGATCACCAGATGGATAGATATCTGGATACTGTCGGACTGAAGCCAGGGGCTATGTACCGTGATTATGTCAGAAGAGCTTTCGAGGCGAAAGAACTGAAGCTTGAAAACGGAAAGTTTATCGGTGCGGATGACGTGATGAAAGAACTGAAGGAGAGTCCGGACTACAAAGAAGCATTCGTTGTGGATACACCGGATGATGAACCGGATACACCAGATGTTCCGGATGAACCAGGGAATCCACCGGCACCAAATATGCCGTACTTCTCAGCAGGAACCAATTCACAGACCCAGAAGCCAAAGGGCAACATGTTTGACTTCGGATTTTCTGGAGTAAGAAAAAGAGATTAACAGGAGGTAACTTAACATGGGAAAACCACTTAATTATGCAACAGAATATCAGAAATCTTTAGAGCAGGCATTTTCGTATGCATTATACTACGGAGCACTCTATAAGACTCCGAATAACGGAAGATTCAAATGGCTCAATGGAAAGACCATTGAGATTCCAAGCATTTCCGTAACCGGCCGTGTGGATTCTACAAGGGATACCATTGCTACGGCTGCAAGAAACTATGATAACAGCTGGACTCCGTTGACACTGGAGAATGAAAGAAAATGGTCTACACTGGTTCACCCGGCAGATGTGCAGGAAACAAACCATGTAGCAACAATTACGAACATTACCAGAGTGTTCAACGAAGAGCAGAAGTTCCCGGAGATGGATGCATACACCATTTCCAAGATTTATGCAGACTGGACGGCGGCAGGAGAAGCTGCTGATACAACAGTTCTTACAGCAGAGAATATTCTGGATGTATATGACAAGATGCTGGAAGAGATGTCAGAAGGTCGAGTTCCGAAGATGGGACTGATTCTGTATGTGAATCCGGCAACCAACACACTGATTAAGCATGCCCAGGGTATTTACAGAACGCTGGATGTTGGCAGACAGAACAACCTTTCAAGAGCGATTAAATCCCTGGATGAAGTTCAGATTGAGGAAGTACCATCTGAACTGATGAAGACTCTGTATGATTTCACACAGGGTTGGAAAGTAGCTGGAAGTGCTAAACAGATCAACATGATGCTGATTAACCCACTTGCAGTAATCACACCGGTGTCTTATGAGTTCTCTAAACTCGATCCACCATCTGCTCTCTCAGAAGGTAAGTATGTTTACTACGAAGAGTCACATGAGGACGTATTCGTTCTGAAGAACAAGAAGAAAGCTATCCGCATGTCTGTGGAGGCGTAGGAAGAAATAAGCCCTGCCAGGTTATTACTGGTGGGGCATAGCAAGAAAGGAGAATCACTATGAGTTATGTAGCTCAGAAGAAAAACCGTATTATCAGAATCCCAGAAGAAAAAGCTGAAGAGTATGCAAAGATGGGGTATGATATTACTAATGAAGATGGGGAAGTTGTAGCTGATGCTGCAATCGAAACCATTGAAAGAGCGAAGGAAGAAATAACCAGACTCACAAAAGAACTTGGTAAAGCAGGAACAGAGAACGAAGAGCTGAAAGCCAAACTGACAGAGGCTACTCTGTATGCGGAGGATGCTGACAAAAAGATTACAGATCTTCAGAAAGAGAACGAAGAGCTGAAAGCGGCAATCCAGGCACAGGCTACAATGGGATCAGCTGCACCGGTTTCAGAGGATTCCGGAAAGAAAAAGACAACCAAGACTCCAAAGCAGTCAGAGTAGGAGGCGGTTTATGCTGAAAGCAATGAAAGGCAAAAGAGTTATCCGCATTCCGACAGATAAAAAGGAATCCTATATTGCCCTGGGGTACTCCATCACTGATATGGAAGGAAATATGATTTATGATTCAGCCGGGAAAAGTCAAAAAACTTCCAAGGGAAAAAGTACAGATCAAGCTTCGGATGTAAAAACGTCTGTGGAAGAGAAGTAGATCCGGCCATGCAAGGAGAAACATATGATTAGAAAAGATATAAAAACTCCTTGTGTAAGCTTTGAATTTTACCAAGAAGTTTATCACGGGAGCATTGCAAATGATAAAAATTTCGATAATGCAGAGCTTGAATCAGAGGCATTTGTAGATATGATTACCTTTGGGCGAATTGGAAGACTGGAAGAAATACCGGATTGTGTAAAGTTTGCCATATGTTCCGTTGCGGATGTAGTAGTGAAATATGTTGAGAGTCAGAAAAACGATGTGGTATCCGAAAGCAACGATGGTTATTCTATAACATATGCCAATGCATCAAATGATGCTGATTGCAACCACGAAATGTATACAAGAGCTAAAAGATGGCTTGCAAATACAGGATTGCTATACCGGGGGTGGTCAAAAGAATATGATGCACAACACTGATATTGTTATTTTCAACAAAACCATAGGAGCTGACAGAAGGGAAGTGTTTCTGCCAACAATTATCCATGATGTATGCTGGTACGGATCACGATCATTAGATGGAAGCGGAGCTGCGAGTGGAAAATATGCAGTAAGAATTCCATATAGGTCAGAAGTTGAAGGAAGAAAGACTTACCTTTCAGAAGCGGAATATGCCAGAACGACACTTGAAGAGAAAAAACATCTTTGGACACTCCAGAAAAACTGCTATGTAATGGCATTCAAAAAAAGCATACTCAGAGGAAGAAAAGAACTGGATCCAGTGGAAGTATTAGAAATTGGAAAGGTGATTGATGATTTTTTTGTTGTTACAGAATATGCGGATAATACCATTCGTGGAACCGAAAGAACAAAACACTGGAGAGTAGGTGGAAGCTAATGGGAGTCAAAAAAATTAGCACACCACGAGGAGCAATTATTAGTGGCGCAAATGGAAAGGCTGAGCTGAAATGGAATACAGATTTTGCGGCAAATCGCAATGCTCAGTTTACCAGGCAACAAATGTTTGTGGATTCAGAAGTATTGAGGCGCTGTAGCCCAAAAGTCCCTTTCAAAACAGGTATGCTGGAAAAGTCCGGTAAATTAGGTACAGACATTGGAAGTGGAGAAGTTGATTATATTGCCCCTTATGCGAGAAAACAGTATTACGATACTGCTGAGACAAGGGCATACGATCCGAACCGTGGAGCTCATTGGTTTGAAAGAATGAAGGTTGCCGAGAAGGGAGAAATCCTGGAAGGAGCAAAGAAAATAGGAGGTTGATATGGCAGATTCTATTATCGGGGCGATTACTGAATTTATCGGTAGTTGCCCTTTGTTAGAAGATGGCGTTTTAAGAGTAGATGCCATGGGAGATGAAGCTATAGAGTATACGGTAGAGACAGGGATTTTTGATCCGGTTTTAAAACGGTATGTGAATGGTGATGAATACAGACAGTACCAGTTCAACTTTGGTAGCCGTGAATATTACTCTATGGACAGAATCCAAAACATCCAGAACAGTTCGTTTTATGAAAAATTCGCTGACTGGATTGAGAAACAAAACCGTGCTGAGAATGTTCCGGAACTTCCGGAGCATTGCTATGCGGAGAAAATTGAAGTGCTTTCCAACGGATATATGTTTGATGGGTCCATGAGAAATGCACGATACCAGATACAGTTAAGACTTTTATACCAGAAGGAGGTAGCATAATGGTAAAAACAGCTGTATTGCGACATAAGATCGCAGATTATCTAAATGTTGGTACTGAAGCAGCACCAGAATGGGTGCTGATGGGTACAGGATTCACAACCCTTGATGAAAGTCCGGGGGCGCAGACAGAATCTGTAAAATATGTGAATGAGGCATCTTCGTCCAGCTGTGTGACTGGGTACGAGACAAGCTTTCCGTTTGAGGCGGAACATATCGTAGAAGAAGAGGCAGTAGACGCAATCTACATGGTTGGAAGAAATCATTACACCGGTTCAGATGCAGAATTTGAATATTGCCGAGTGGAATTATGGAATAAAGCATCCGGAGGTAGTGCAAGTGCTACGGCATATGAAGCACGAAAGTTCAGAGTGTCTTGCGAAGTATCCGATTATTCCGGAGATAATAAACAGACGATTTCTGGCAATCTGAATGCTGTAGGTGATCCAGTATTAGGAACATTTGATATTAGTAGTAAGAAATTCACAGAGGCTGCTGCATAGGTAGTCTCTGATGTACGTTTAGAAGCGAGCAATAACAGGAGGTAAGGAAGATGAGCGTAAGCAAAGTAAATATTAACGGAGTAGAGCTGGAAATAAATCTGTTGGATGCTGATGTGATTGAAAGATTTGAGCAGTTGAACAAGGACATTTCAAAGAAAATACAGGATCCGAAAGCTTATGAAGGGAAGACGACAGCTGAAGGTATGAAATTCCAGTGTAGATGTGTAGAGGAATATTTTGATTCATTGTTTGGCTTGGGAACAAGCAACAGAGTATTTCCAAAAAATAATGATCTTGGTATTCGTATGGATGCGTTTGCACAAGTTACTGCATTGAGCGGAACAATCAAAACACAGATTAACAACATTACTGATAAGTACAATCCACAGAGAGCACAGAATCGTGCAGAGAGACGCGCGGCTAAAAAGAAGAAAAACAAAAATAATTTCCATGCCGTTAACAACTAATGAATATGATCGTGGACTTGCTTCCTGAGACTGTGGAGATAGATGGTGAAGAATACCGAATCAATACGGATTTTCGCATTTCTATTATGTTTGAATTGCTTATGCAAGATGACGAACTGGAAGACTCAGAGAAGACGATGCAGGCATTGAGGTTATATTACCCAATTATCCCGAAAAACAAATCCCAAGCTGTTGAGAAGATCATTTGGTTCTATAGATGCGGCAAGGAATCGAACCAAAACGAAGTAGATACAGGAGGAAGCAAGCAGAAGCAGATTTATTCCTTCGACTACGATGACGGCTATATCTATGAAGCATTCCTGCAAGAATACGGCATCGACCTACAAGATATTGAGGATTTCCATTGGTGGAAGTTCCGGTCGTTGTTTAAAGGACTGTCTAATGACACGGAGTTTGTAAAGATAATGGGATACAGGAGTATGAATATTACTTCAAAAATGTCTAAAGAGCAGAAACAGTTTTACAAGAAGATGCAGTCAATCCATGCATTGCCTGTATCACATAAAGAGAAAGAAGCAGACAAGCTCCTGGCAGAAGCTCTTGTGAATGGTGAAGATATTACGGGATTGCTTTAAGGAGGTGGCTGCTGGATTTTGAATGTGGATAGAAAGAAATATACCCAGGTACAATGTCCTGCCTGTGGTTATAGAATGCCACTCTTTTTTACAGAGGAGGCAGAATGTAAGGGAGTGCAAGTAGCCTGTAAGGGGCGAAAGTGCTCCCATATTTTTGAAGTTAAAATAAAAAACGGACAACAGATTAAGTAGAGCCATCATGAGCCGATAATCCATTGTTTGCCCTTGAAGAGAGGTGAAAAACATTGGGCTATGATGGCACACTTAAATTTGATACCAGTATAGACTCATCGGGGTTTCAAAGTGGTATCAATAAAATCAGTTCTTGCGCTTCAACTGCGTTAAAAGCCACCAGTGCAATCATTGGAGGCGCTGCATCAGCTGTTGTTGGAATCGGAACAGCAGCTATAAAAACAGGAGCTGATTTCGAGGCTGCTATGTCCAACGTAGCGGCTATTTCCGGAGCTACAGGAGATGATTTAAAAAGCCTAACTGACAAGGCGAAGGAGATGGGAGCCAAGACGAAGTTCTCGGCCACCGAATCGGCAGAAGCGTTCTCCTACATGGCAATGGCCGGCTGGAAAACAACTGATATGCTCGAAGGTATCGAGGGTATCATGAACCTGGCGGCGGCTTCTGGAGAAGACCTGGCAACGACCAGCGATATCGTTACCGATGCATTGACGGCATTTGGCTTATCAGCCAAAGACTCTACGCATTTTGCGGATGTCTTGGCACAAGCCTCATCAAATGCCAACACTAATGTAGGTCTGATGGGCGAAACATTCAAATATGTTGCCCCTGTAGCTGGAGCGCTCGGTTTCTCAGCCGAAGACTGCGCTACGGCTATTGGTCTGATGGCCAATTCCGGAATTAAGGCAAGCCAGGCAGGTACTTCGCTTAGAAGTATCATCACCAGAATGGCCAAGCCTACAAAAGATGTGCAGGGAGCTATGGATGCTCTCGGAGTGTCACTGACGAACAGTGATGGCTCCATGAAATCTCTGAATGAGATTATGGTCGACCTGCGAAAAGGTTTTGCAGGATTAACAGCAGACCAGAAAGCACAGATGGCTACTACTTTGGGTGGCCAGGAAGCTATGTCTGGTTTACTTGCGATAGTTAATGCGTCCGATGAGGATTTTGCATCATTAACAGATTCTATCGCAAATTGCGATGGCGCCGCTCAGAAAATGGCGGACACCATGAACGACAATTTGTCCGGACAGATTACTATTCTGAAATCCGGATTAGAAGGTCTGGCTATTTCTTTATACGAGGAAATGGCTACTCCGCTAAAGAATGTTGTAAAAGTAGCCCAGGAGATGGTTCAGGGACTACAGGAAGCTTTCAATGACGGAGGACTTGATGCGCTCGTTGATAAAACTGGCGATGTCATGGCCGAAATCGTTACGAGAGTAGCGCAAGCTGCACCGGAGCTTATCGGAACAGCGGAAGACCTGGTCGGCGCATTTATACAAACTCTTTTGGAACAGAAAGAAGAGTTTGCGTCAGCCGGAGCCTTTATGGTGTCGGAACTGGCGAAAGCGATAATGAACGTTGCTGGAGATATGTGGTCTGCCGGCATTTATATTTTTACAGAGTTCTTAAAAGCTCTGACAGATCATTCCGAAGAGCTGGGAAGCTCGTTCGGTGAGATGCTTTCCAAAATAGGGGAGGCGGTACAAGAAAATCTTCCGCTCATTATCCAGGCCGGGAAAGACTTTATAGCCGGATTTTGCCGAGGACTGAGCGAGGAATTCCCTGGCGTTTCAGCTTTACTGGATGGGTTCTTCGATGGTCTGCTTAGCACAGTTGGAGCTGTGGCACAAAGTGTCGTAGATCTGCTGTCAAAAATTTTCGGAGTCATTGATGCGCAGGATCCTGCCGTTATGGAGGCTATTGGAAAAGCGATAGGTACAATAGCCGGAGCGTTAATAAGCTTAAATGCAGCAAAAAATGTTGCTGGCTCATTAAATACACTGTTCTCAGTTTTAGGGTCTGTAAAAGGCGGAATTACCGGCATTACGGGCGTAGTTGGGAAAGCTGTTGAAGGATTTTCCTTATGGAGAGGCGAAGCCGGAACCTTAATGGAGGTTCTGGAGCTGGAGTTCCCGAAAGTGGCCAGCATAATATCTTCCATCGGAGGAGCAGTACAGAAAGTAATAGGGTTCGTTACTCAATTTGGAACTTCTATTGCAGGAATCGGATCAATTATTGGTGGCGCTATTTTGGCGGTCACAAGCTTCGTGGATATGTTCCAGAATGGATTCAGTGTCATAAAAGAAATCCTTATGGGCGTTGGCGTTGCATTGGCGGCGGTTGGCGCTGTTATTCTCGGTGCGCCTGCGGCTGTAGCAGCTGTAGTTGCCGGGATTGTTTTTGCTGTAGCAAATCTGGCTATAGCGGTTAAGCAACATTGGGATGAAATCCTTGCATTCGTACAAGAAATACCTTCCAAAATAGGAGAGGTAGTTGATGCTGTTGTAGATTGGTTCCAGGCATTACCTGGACGGATTTCTGCATTCTTGGAAGAGATAATTGCAGGAGTCCAGACGTGGGCTTCTAATTTGTTATCACAGGCATCAAGTGCTGCGGAAAATGCTGTAAATGCTGTTGAGAATTTCTTCTCGAATTTGCCTTATAAAATAGGCTATATCCTGGGACTTGCAATCGGTAAGCTCGTGAGCTTTGGCGTAGATGCTATCAATTGGGTAACGAAAAATGTGCCGATTATTATTAACAATATCGTTACGTTCTTCTCTCAGTTACCTGGAAAGATTTGGACGTGGCTGGTTAATACCTACAATAAGCTGGTAACATGGGGCGGCAACATGCTCCAGAAAGCATCTGAAGCCGCTAGGAACGTTGTTGAGAATGTATCCACATTCTTCTCTGAATTGCCGGGGAAAGTGGCTAGATGGCTCCAGAATACGCTCACAAACTTAATTACCTGGGGATCAAATATGCTGAGCAATGGACGGCAGGCAGCAAGTAATACAATAAATGCCATCGTTACGTTCTTCGCTCAGTTGCCTGGAAAAATTGCAACATGGCTGACGAATGCTGTAAGTAAAGTTGTTTCCTGGGGAAGTCAGTTGGCTGCCCATGGTAGATCGGCAGCTTCACAGCTTGTAAATGCCGTAACAAGCGGAGTGGCTGGATTGCCAGGAAAGATGGCAGAGGTTGGACGAAATATCGTACGAGGAGTATGGAACGGTATAAGCAATGCGGCCGGATGGTTCAAGAGCCAGGTTAGAAGCTTCTTCTCCGGAATTGTTGATGGAGCTAAGAGAGCTCTCGGCATCCATTCTCCATCTAAAGTATTTGCCAAGGAAGTAGGTAAGTGGATTCCACCTGGAGTTGGAGAAGGAATTAAAGGTGAAATGCCAGAGCTGGAAGATGAGACCAACAAAGAGATGAAAGCTTTGGCACAAAAGATGCAGGCAGCTGTGAATATTGAAACCGGAAAAATAACTCTGGACAAAAACACAAGCCAGACATACAAGGTTGACCAGGAAAATGGACAGTCGTTTGATGGCAAGGATACCAATGTTGTTATCGAAGGCGAAACACATGTACATGTCGATCTGGATGGAAAAGAAATTGCCGAAGTGACAACCCCGTACATTGATGAGAATCTCGGAAAGAGATACGACTTGGAAGAAAGAGGTGTATAACGTGTCTACAGGAATCAAATTTGGAGAGTACCATTCCTATGAAGAGTGGGGATTAAAGCTCTCCAAAATCACGATTGGCTTACCAGAGCCTAAGACAGTGCTGATTGATATTCCTGGAGGGGATGGAGTTCTTGATTTGAGCGAGTCCCTTACAGGAAGAATGCAGTACAGGACAAGAAAGCTAGAGTTCGAATTTGATGCCAGAAATTGTAATTATTCTGATTGGTCGGATTTGACGAGTAATATTGCCGGAAAGATTCATGGAAAAAGAATGCGGATTTCGTTGGATACGGATCCGTGTTATTACTACGATGGCACCGTGGAAATGTCTACGGCAAAATCAAATGAAACGACAGCAAGTGTAGTGATATCCGCTACTTGCCAACCGTACAAAATGGAATTGACCGGTAGTTTGGAAGATTGGATATGGGATACATTCAGCTTTGAAACCGGCGTTATTAGAGAATACGCAAATATGGTAGTTGATGGAAAATTGGAGTTTATCCTGTATGGTAATCAAAAAGAAGTTGTGCCAACATTCTATGTTTATGCAACTGATGGATTAAAGGTTGAGTTCGAGAATACGACATATGATCTGAAAGATGGCGAGAATAAGGTACTAGATATTATTATAAAAGGCGGTGAAAATAAACTGGTTTTTACTGGAAACGGAAAGGTATCTGTTGATTACAAAGGAGGGATGCTCTGATGTATACGGTTTATGCGGACGGGGAGGTAATATACTCCCCGTTGCTTTCTGCCAATGATGGATATTCCTTATTGGCTGCAAAAGTAACGAGTGAGCTTAATAAAGCTGGATCGTTCCAGTTTACAATGCCACCAAATAATGTAGCTTACGGGAAAATAAATAAACTGGCCACGGTTGTATCAGTAGTCTCGTCTGATAATCCTACGTATGTTTTAAAGAATGTTGATAAGACGAGCAAAGGCCCGACAACTTCAATACCAACTACTGTTATATATGGTGGAGCAACCGTAGATCCAGCAACGGGAAAGATTGCACTTACAAGTCCATTAAATAGAGAGGGTTCGTCGAGTTCAGAGATATGTTCAAATTATAAACAATATCCATATTTTTACGGAGATTTGAAAGATGGAACTGAGGATTCTACGGTATACAGATTCACATCTGCAAGTTACACGGTATCAACGGGAAGCATAACATTCAGAATGTATTCCTACACCTACTATAGCCAGACGTTTACGAAAATAGTCCAATCAAAAGAGTTGTTCCACGGAAGACTGTTGAATACGGAAAAGGATTTTTATAAGCGGCAGAAAGCAGTGTGTGAAGGAGAACTTGCTTATTTGGTGGATTCGATTTTACGCCCATATGATTACCAAGGAGATATCCCAGAATTATTTAAGCAGTATATAGCAAGCCATAATGAGCAGGTGGAAGAAACTAAACAATTTGAAGTTGGAGAGATTACCGTAACTGATCCGAATAATTATGTGCATTACAGTTCAACCGTGTATCCGAATGTTCTGAATGAGATAAAGGAAAAACTCGTGAATACACATGGCGGATATATCCGGACTAGGGTTTCTGGTGACAAGAGATATGTGGATTACGTGAAAAAGCCGGGGATTACAAATTCACAGATTATAGAATTCGGCAGCAATCTGCTCGACATTACGGAATATATTACTGCTGAAAATGTGTTTACGGTTTTGGTTCCTCTTGGCGAAAGGCTAAAAGATGAAGATGGAAATGAAACAGGCCGGCTGACCATAGCAGAAGTAAATGATGGAAAAGATTACATTGAAAGCGAAACAGGAATTAAGTTGTTCGGTAGGATTACAAAGATTCATGAGTGGGATGATGTAACAATTGCTGACAACTTACTTACGAAGGGAAAAGCGTATCTGAATGACGGAATAACAATGTCGGTATCACTAAAAGTGAAAGCAGTAGATTTGCACTTGGTAGACGTAAATACAGAGTTGATTTCAATTGGCGATGAAGTAAGAGTTGTATCTAAACCGCATGACATAGATACGTTTTTTTTATGTACCAAAATTGAACTTGATTTATTGACGCCGGACAATTCAGTGTATGAGTTCGGTGTTGCTTTTAAAACGTTGACAGGAAAGCTTAATAAGTAGGAGGCGATAAGATGGCTGATATAACGGAATTACTGAGAAATATAAAAACAAAAATCTATGGGAAAGATGTTCGGCAAGCCATTCATGATGCGATTCAGCAGTGCTATTTGGATGGAAAAGTCGGTGCTATTGATATGGTTGCAAGAAACCAGATCAGCAACCTCGTAGCCGAGAATAACAATACATCCGGGAATAGTGAATTGACTGATATTCGAGTTGGAGCAGATGGAACGAAATATCCTTCCGCTGGTGAAGCTGTGCGGACACAGATTAAGAACATCAGTTCAAGCCAAGAAGAGATTCAAACGCAATTCCCGATTCTTGCAGCTCATATGGCATCAGCAAGAAAACGGATGACAGAGACTAAGGCAGATATGCGGTTTTTCTCGTATGGCTCAATCAACAGTTCGGGTGCGATTGTTGATTCACAAAAAGAAATTGTCTCGGTATTATATGACAGGCATAAAAACGAAAGCATCATTCCTCCAGATGGATATGAAATAAGAATAACCACATACAATGCAAACAGCGGTTCTTTGAATAGTCTTGGGAGCTGGACGTCTAATACTACACGATACAGTGCAGATAATGATTCCTTGAAAGATAGAGTATCCATCAGAAGAAAAGACGGTGGGGATATTTCTCTTACAGATTTGGAGGATGCTGTTTATACCTCCATCGCCGATCTGAAGATATTCTATAACATTACCGTTGCATTAGACAGCTTGAAGAAAGAACTGGAGGCAAAAATCACATCTGCAAGCAACAAAGTGGCTGCTGTACAGAGTGATTTAGATGCAGCACCGAACAATATCGTAAATCTACATGTTTGGGAAAAATTCAGTTCCAATCTGACTCCAAATCTGGCCGCAGAAAAAGCACTGAGTCTTGGGAGTTGGATGGCGGGAATTCCTGGGATGAAGCCTGATTTTGTGATTAACTACAGTGATGGAATTGGAAAAACAGAAGGCGAAATTGTTCTTGCAGATCCGGTAAGGTCTTTTCATGTAACGAATTCTAGTGACTACGAAAAGTTGAATTCCCTAAGAGGCAAATATGTGAAAAAAGCATCGGCCGAAGATGGAATTTTTAAAGTTGCCACGAATGCATCATTTTACGTTGTTACGGAAAAGAAATCGGTTGAAATGTACGTCATGAAGTGCAGCAGTGCACAACATGTAGATTCCGTTGGATACACAGCAAGCTATGGACATGTAACGTCTGCAGACCAAAATGCTTATCCAAACACTGGGTTACAGGATGGATTTCGCTACGAATACAAAGGGACAATCGGTCAGACTGTATCAAAAAGCGGCGTTATGGAAGATAACATCGAAAGTCTGACAAAAGATGTAGATTACTTGAAAAAAAATTGCACTGGCGGATCTGGTTCAAGTGGTGGAACTGGCAGTAACGGAAAAGATGGTGTTGGTATCTTAAGGGTTGAGCAGACAACAACATCGACAGAAGATGGTGGTACAAATATTGTCACCGTGACAAAAACGAATGGTGAAAAAAGCACATTTCAGGTCAGAAACGGTTCGAAAGGTTCTAAAGGCGATAAAGGAGATGCCGGAGAAAAGGGAGAACCCGGAGCGAAAGGTGATACAGGTGTAACGCCTAATATTACTATTGGAACGGTGAACACGCTGGAATCTGGACAGTCTGCCACTGCATCGATCACAGGAACGACCGAGAATCCTGTACTGAATCTTGGTATTCCAAAAGGCGCAAATGGTTCAGGAACTGGTTCGGGCACCGTGGTCGCGGAAAGTCTGTACAAAGGAAAGACAATCGTTGCATTTGGAGACAGCATCATAGCTGGATGGGGATGGAAAGAAGGAACTGGAATTATTCAGCCGTTAAAAGAAAAGTATGCAGATGCTACGTGGATTAATAAAGCAGAATCTGGTGCGAACTTTGCCACTACATCCAACCCAGAACACACCCCGATCGTAACGCAGATTAGGAACTACACTGGTGCAGCGGATGCAATCCTTTTTGATGGTGGAGTTAATGACACTAATAATAGCATTCCAATCGGCTCAATCGAATCCGGATACGATGCTTCGTACAACACTGGGACGTTCTGCGGAGCATTAGAGAGTGCATTGCAATATATCATGGATACATACCCTCTAGCTGTCAAACTGTATATTATTCCACACAGTTTCGCCAAAGATAATTCTCATGTTGATAACATCCATTCGAAAGCAATTGAAATCTGTGAAAAATGGAATATGCCATATTTGGATATGCGTAAGCATTCTCAAATTGCTATGACAGCCAAGAATAAGAGCAAATATACACTTAATGCAAATAGCGGTGTTGGTGATGGAGTGCATCCAGTAGAATCATGGTATCGCACATTCTACAGCCCTGTCATTGACCAAAAACTTAGGAGTCTTGGAATAGGATATGCCACGGCGTCTGTAGCACCAACGGTTATCCCTGTGACGGGCGTATCTCTTAATGAGAATACATTAAGCATCAAGAAGGGAGAAAGTGCAATGCTGGCAGCGTCAGTGAAGCCGTCTGATGCAACGAATCAATCGGTTAAGTGGAGTACAAGTAACTCAAACGTAACTGTCAGCAATGGGAGGGTTACCGGAAAAGCTGTCGGTACATCTGTAGTTACAGTAACAACGGATGATGGTGGATATACAGCTCAGTGTACAGTTAATGTTGCTGAGAATACAGTTGATCCGAGCGAAAGTCACACAGAACTGGAATCGCTTAGTGTCGATGGTAATTGTTATTTCGATACAGAGATTTTACCGGATCAGAACACGAACACAGAAGCAAAGCTGTATATCAAATCTGGGACAACGTACATATGCGGCGCAAGGGATGATAAATACAAGTATGGTTACACAGTGACAGACAATTTCTACGCTATTCGAGGATCAGTGTCAAGCGCAGCGAAAAACATGGCATTTTGGGAAGACAACTGGGTCATTAAGCAGAATGGAGCAACTGCTACATTTGGAAACAATTCTGTAACTCTGGATAATGCTGGTAATTTTGCATTGACGAGCCCGTTCTATATTGGATGTATGAGCAAAAATGGTGAAGCTGCTGGAACTGGACTGAAAGGAAAAATTTATTATGCGAAAATCTATTCCGAAAGCAACCTTGTTGCGGACATGATCCCGGTTAAGAAGTCAGACGGAACACTTTGTCTGTACGATAAAGTAAGGAAGAAATATATCTATAAATCCGGAAACGGAACTGTTACAGAATAGTTTGAGCAAATAAAGGAGAGAAAACAATGAGTAGAAAAATGAAAAGAACAATAATAGCTATGATCTGTGTGATAGCAATGAGCGTATTTAATGTGGTGCCGGTATTTGCCTGCACACCGAAATTGAACCCACCATCTGTGAAGATTCCAGATGTCAATTTCGAGCCCGATGGTGCTTTAAAAGACGCAATCGACAACGCCGTAAAAAACTGGCTTGAAAAATGTGTACTTGGTACTCCGACAGTGAAGTACACATCTTACTACAAGAGTGCAAGGTATTTTCATTATGCTTATGTGGCAGTCAAATGGACGAAAGTCGAAAATGCAACGTCTTACAAAATGCGTATCACAAAGGCTGATGGATCTTACAAAGAATACGATACGACCTATACAGCATTTTGCAGCAATAATTACACTGATGATTTCATCACAGATGGTATGGACGGAGCTATAGTAAGCGTCAGAGCTTGCGGTAATAATGATACATTTGGCTGTTGGTCAGATGATACTAATATTACTAGATTTAGATACTAGGAGGGGGATAGCATGATAAGAGGTACCACACCTACGTTAGAGTTTACACTGCCGTTTGACACATCACTGATTGCAGAGATGTATGTCACGATAGCACAAGGCGAAAAAACGGTGTTGGAAAAAACCTTGTCGGATTGCAGCATACAAAGGCTGGATAAAGCATAGCAACAGTTTGAAATTCCGGATGGAGTATTGTTTTGATAAGCTATTCAAAATGTGTTCATACAGTGCAAGTAAGCACGGAAAGGAAGTAGAAAATGAGAAGAGAATCTTACTTATCGCAGCCCTCAGCAGTTGAGGTCTATCCGGTATTTTCCGGAACGGATGTTATCCTTCGAAAGAATATCGAAGAAGTAGAAAAGACAGAGGCTTATGGCGGCGATAAAGAAACTTCATACAAGGTATGGGAGTGCGATGAAGTTCAGCTCCGGTATCCGGGAAATGTAACAGCAGAAGAAATTGAAAAAGATTTCGACTACTGGTTTGAAAAAGCTGAGACATTCACGGAATCTGTACAGCCAGAAGGATTGAGCCTGGAAGATGCAAAAAAACTGAAATACAAGGAAATTGCAGCTGCATGTGAACAGACTATCTATGCAGGAGTAGATGCGGCGGTGTCAACCGGAACAGAACATTTTAGTCTGACTGAGAAAGACCAGATCAATCTGTTCGGTAAGAAAATGCAGCTTTTAGCTGGTGAGGAAAAACTGGAATACCATGAGGATGGACAGCCTTGTAAGTATTTTTCAGCTGCTGATATGCAGAAGATTGTTGATACAGCAATGTTCTATGTATCGTATAATACGACATACTGCAATGCCCTTAACATGTGGATTAAGTCCATCAGCAAGGCATCTGAATTAGAGCAGATTCAGTGGGGCACAAAAATTCCGGAAGAGTTCCAGAATGAAGTGCTGAAAGATTATGTTAAGGCCATGGCATCCGGAGGTGTTGCATAGTGAAAGTGTTTCTAAAATATTTGACACTCTTCCTGGTCGGAGGAGTTTTTTATTATTCCCTGGAAGTGATCTTCCGGGGATATTCATTTCCGGCAATGGCAGTGTGCGGAGGCTTGTGTTTCATCATTTGCGGAGTGATTAACGAAAGGTCACGATGTATGCCGCTGGTTCTCCAGCAGTTGATAGCTGCATCCGGGATTGCAGTGATTGAATTTATCTTCGGATTGATCTTGAATGTATGGCTGGGACTGAATATGTGGGATTACAGCAACATGCCGGGGAATGTTCTTGGTCAGATATGTCCTCAGTTCATGATCCTTTGGTTTTTTCTTTCAGCAGTAGGGATAATCCTGGATGATGTGGTTCGATGGCGGTTCTTCGGAGAAGAGAAGCCACATTATCATCTTTTCAAGAAAGGACATCATAGGAAATGACAAAATTGCAAATCATATCCCGGTTGTGGTCGCATGTCACAGACCTCCGGATGTTGATTCGTGAGCAAAGCAAGAAGACTCTGGAAGAGATAGAGTCTGAGCTAGATGTCACAGAATATTATTGCCGCCCGTATGCGGACGCCGATGATATAGAAGCATATCTGGAAGGAGGTGAGGACATGGAAGACGTGATTTCAAGAGCCGAGCACGAAGAGTTCAGAAAGAACATCGAAGCAGAGAACCATAGGCAGAATAGACGCATTGAACTGCTGGAAGAAAACACAAAGCAGATCAACGCTCTCACGATTTCAGTTGAAAAACTGGCACAGAGTATTGAGCTTATGGTGGGGGAACAGAAACAACAGGGGAAACGTCTGGAAACCCTGGAGAACAGGGACGGGGAAATGTGGCGAAAAGTGACAGGTTATGTGGTGACTGCCATTATTGGTATCGTGCTTGGCTGGGTTGCTACACAGGTCGGAATGTAGAAGCGTATCCGCCCATATTTGCCTTTAAAGCGTTTAGGCAATAATTTCCCCAGCTGAACAATTATAAACGCTGCAGGGAGCTATCAAGAGATTAAAAAGTATAACAGGAGGTATCTACATATGGAATTATCAAATTTTTTAAGTCAAGTGCCAGTACCGGTTCTGATTCTGGTGATTGCACTGCTGGTGATCGTAACTGCTGTGGTTGTGTATCAGTATGCGAAAGCAAAAGGACTGGAGGGCATCCGAAAAGATGTGTACGCTCTGTTCCTGGTGGCTGAGCATGAGATCAAAGGTACGAAACAGGGACAGCAGAGATTGAAGTGGGTTGTACAGCAGGCAAGAGGATTGCTGCCTAAGTGGTTGCAGACACTCTTGTCAGAAGACGCATTGATGAAGATTATTGACTGGTGGTTCAAAGAAGTCAAAGACCTTTTGGATGACGGAAAGGTGAATGACTCTCAGAACTGATAGCAGAAGGGAGAGGGTGCTATGTTCTATAAATTACTGATTGTATATCTGGTTGGGATTCTGTTATGCCAGCCGATATACATCTGGGCTGTTCGGACGTTATGCCGGATGGAGGATGAGGACGAAGAACTTTATTGCCAAGATAACGGTCTGTACTACGAACCAAGGGAACCGAACTACCCGTTGGTAATGGTACTCATGGTTTTGGCAGGGATCTTCTGGCCACTTGTAATTTTATTTGCAATATTTTTACCGCTCACATTTATCCTGATGGACAAAATGGGGCAGTTGCATCCGGAAGAAGACGAAGAGTTGGATCCGGAAGAGGACACGTACTTATAACTGGGTGGGGAGAAATTCCCACTCTTTTACGTTGGAGGAAGTTATGGCAATTATACGAAACACCTATACAGACGCATTATTTAATGGTCTGATGGCTGCCGGATGCACAATATACGGAGCATGCGGAGCGATGGGGAATATTTACGCAGAGTCCGGGGCAAATCCCCGGAACCTGGAGAACCTCTGCGAAAAGAGGCTGAATTATAAATACACCGATGACACGTACACAGAGGCGGTAGACAGCGGAGAAATCACAAGAGATCTTTTTTTGCATCCGCTGGGAGATTCCAGACAATACGGTTATGGTTTTTGCCAGTGGACGTCCGCCGGAAGAAAAGCAGGGCTGTATGACCTGGTAAAAGCAAGAGGTGTATCTATCGGGAATGCGAAGGTTCAGACAGAGTATATGCTGAGCGAATTGGAAAAGAGTTACAAGAGCGTTCTGCAGGTGCTGAAAACAGCAACCTCAGTCCAGGAGGCATCGGATGTGTTCTTGGTAAAATTCGAGGCTCCGGCAGATACCGGTTCGACAGTGAAAAAAGCAAGGGCTTCTTACGGGGAGCAGTATTTAAAACTTTATCAGAAAAAGGAGGAAACAAAAGTGAGTAAGATTGAAAATGCAGTAGCAATGGCAGAAGCGATTGCACTGGACGATACCCACGGGTACGACCAGGTTGACCGTTGGGGCAACCCAAACTATGATTGTTCCGGGCTGGTTATCAATTGCTTGGAAAACGCCGGAATCCCAGCAAAACAGAAGGGTGCAACGTACACTGGTAATATGCCGGAAGTTCTGCCGAATATTGGATTCAAGAATGTGATCGCATCCGTGAATCTGTCAACTGGAAGCGGAATGAAGCGAGGAGATGTTCTCCTTGGCAACGGTCATACAGCCTTCTATTGCGGAAATGGGAAGCTGGTGCATGCAAGTATCAATGAAAAAGGAACCACGACAGGAGGAAAGTCTGGAGATCAGACAGGTAGAGAGATCTGCATCCGGAGTTATTACAACAAGCCGTGGAAGTATGTTTACCGATATACCGGAGAAGTCAGCAATGCTGGCACAGTGAGCGTAAGGAACTATCTTCAGAAAGGAGATTTCGGAGATGCAGTAAAAGAGATGCAGAAGATGTTGATTGGCTGCGGATATTCTTGTGGCAAGTCCGGAGTGGATGGTTCCTTTGGTGGAGATACTGAAAAAGCTCTGCTTACATTCCAGGAATTCTATGCGTTAGAAGCGGATGCAAAATATGGACCGGCAAGTAAAGCTAAACTGACCTCTGTATACAATGGAAAGCAGAGCGCAGCAGCACCAGAGGTTGCGAAGAGCCCTCAGTATACAGCCGAAAAAGTATACACACTGCAAGTGGAATTGAAAGTGCGTACTGGTCCCGGAACAAATTATGCTGCCAAGAAGCATTCACAGCTTACGGCTGACGGACAGAAGCACGATAAAGACAATGACGGTTGCCTGGATGCTGGTACAGTTATCACCTGCAAAGAGGTGAATGTAGTCGGTAACGATGTATGGATAAAAGCACCGTCTGGATGGATGGCTGCCTACTATCAAGGACAGGTATTCATCAAGTAAGAAAGCCTTTAATGGCAAGGTAACTAAATACACCTCTTTTGGTCGAGGAAAATATGTCACATTCGCCCCGGTGTTCTGCCGGGGCTTCTTTTTTATTGCGGAGCAAGTCCGTAGAATAAATCAATATACAAAATTCACAAAAAATCCCCTTCAAATTTGACGAAATGTGCCTGAGCAACGATAGACGTTTTTAGATACTAACTTATGCCTAAGAGCTAAAAGCCGGTATAGAAGCGTGTACGATGTTATAGCCATATATGCTGAAAATGCGGTTCTGCAAAGTTCAATCTGAGTTCCGAAGTTATCCACAGGAAGAATGTTGATAATGTGAATAAGTCGAAAAATCGAAGCAAAAAAACATTTCCTATATATAAAACTTTGTAAGATTTCTTACATGATTTCTACACCATAATTAGAGATAGAGTAAGAGATAGAGATAAAGATAGATAAAGAGATAAAAAAGAATAGCACTTTGCGTTGCAAAGATGCTACACACACTGATTCGACAGCTCGAAAAATAATTGAAAAATAGAAGTAAAACACTTGACATGTTCGATTTATCGAAGTATAATAAAGTTACAAAATAACAAAACAAATACACGATACAAAGTAATGCAGGCGGCAAGGTTGATGGAATAGTACATATGCTTGCCAGACGGTTCCAACCCCGTAGAAATGCAGAGGACAGAACAAATGAGAAAGGAGGAATTGCCCGTTGGGAAAAAGAAAACGCAGGATTGAAGAAAAAGAAGAAGAGCTGCTTTCAGAGCAGTTGAAGAAGACCAAAATTGAAATTTATGAATGTTGGACGCATATCGTAATTTCCATAGTAACAATGCTGATAGCAGTTGTTACGGCAGTTTTGACCTGGTTCAAGTAATGTTCTGAAAAACAGCTCGGTAGCCGGGGAGACAAGTTCTCCTCGTGCTACCAAGTTTATCACAGAGGAGGCAGAAAGTAAATGAAGAAAAGCAGAAGAATGTTTTCACTGGCTATGCTGGTGTGCTTGATTGTCGGAGTTTCAACCGGAATCAGAGAATGTATCGGAGCCGCATGTGCGCTGGCATTCGTAAATGCAACACTCGGACTGGAAGATTTAGAGAAGAAAATGGAGGATAAGAAATAATGGATGCAAAAAATCAGCAGGACAGAGCAAAAATGGTAGAAGAAGCGGTTAGTCGTATGTGCCGCCTGGGAATGATGCCGCAGGTAATCACAAAATTCAGAAAGCAGGGAACGGTCCTTAAATCTGAGACGGTAGGTATTCTGTACGATTTGAACGATGAGGAGAAGAAAGCTGTTGCCGACTGGGAAGAAAAAAGTGGCGGCATAGTATACGCTGCAATATTGAGCAACATGGTGTTTGGAAGATGCCTGGCATTGTTGTATGTCAGTGCAGAGGAAGAGGAGTGGGAACTGGATAGAGAAGACCTGAAAGGTAGAGTTCCGCTTGCGTATGTGGCAAATCTGGATGCTCCGGATTGTTCAGAACTTGGAAGTATTGGAATTGCACCTGCAAATGGCGGCTTAGTAAGAACAGAGTAGGAGGTGGCACGATGTTGGAATATAACGAACAGACGGAAAATCTGATGGAGATAGCTATGATGTTGGAACAGCTCAAAGGCGAGAGCGAGTATCTGTTTGAGGTACTGACAGACATTGATAGCATAACCTGGAAACAGAAATTTATTGACTGGGCGAATGAGTTCACAGAAACCTACGAGCCGAACAAGGATGTGTGGCCGGGAAATTACCTGGAAGTGATTGAGGGATTCGCCAGAGAGAAAATCTTGGAGTTTGCCGGAGTGGAGGACAAGGAATAATGAATTTGAGAAGAGCGGGCAAAGGAATTGTCAGAAAAGGTAAGCGGCCGAGCGTATACAGAATCGGCTCCAATGATGGCGATGAAACAGAGCTGACCGCAAATGGCATAAATGAGCTGGAGGAGTTATGGCGGTCCTTGTGTCCGGAATTTGAATGCGAACCGGACAGCGTAAACTATGTAGAGAGAGTAGGATATGAGGAGGAAGACTGATGGGAAAAGAGTATGAGGAAATCAAGGCTGAGATAAGCGTACGAATCAGCACAGAGGATATTGATGATATTGTTACAACGGCACTGGAGGGCGGTATTTGCTACTGGTGCAGGCGAGCAGAAGTCAAAGGAAAGTATCTCGGAGAATTTGCATCGGAGCAGATCAGCAGAGGAGGAGTCCTGGTATTGCATGATTCGGTGGATGACAAGAAGAGAGAACTGAACAAGGAAAAGTTGCTCAGCGGAGTAAAACAGTATCTGGAGAATGAAGACAAGCCGTACAATATCCTGGTGAATGCGGAAGACTCTGTAGGATGCAGCAAAGGAGTCTATGAATTGGATTGTTGCATGGTAGATGCGACAGTGGCAGACATGATTATCCAGTATGCGATATTCGATGATATTATCTACGGATAGGAGGACACCGGGATGGAGGAAAAGAAAATTGTAGTGTATGTCCTGCATGGGTTCTGGGAGAACGAATTTACAAATGGGTGTGCAGTGGTGGATGTGTCGATTGACCTGGAGACGGTCATGAAGAAACTGGATGAAATCGTTGAGAACAAGGCACGAGAGTATGTGAAAGTGCAGGAGGATAAAGCCGAGGAAGAACGGGGATTCCGGTATTTTGAAATATGGGATGAGAACGGGCAGAGTGCTAAATTCTATATCGTAGAGCAGTATCTGGAATTATCGCAGAGTATGATGGAGGCGATTGCTGAATCATTAGCGAAAGGAGCAGAAAAATGAGAAAAGTATATCAGTGTGAGCATACAGTACCGCCGGTTTGGTGGTTTACCTTCGCAGACAGAAATGCGTTGGGAGAGGAAATTGTAGTAGAGTTCCGAAAGAACGAAAACACGCATGGAAAGCATTCACTTCCGGCAATGTGGAAGAGAAAGGGATTCATAGATAAAGAACCGGAAACGTGGTGGGGCGTTCAGACCTATGTAACGGACCGGCAGGACAGATGTTCCGGAAAGTACAATCCGACAACCAAGGATGGGAAACTGAATTTTGAGTGGCTGTTGGAGGCAACCGAGGAAAATCAACAGAAGATAATTGATGAGATTTACCGCAGGGCAAACGCTATCTGGTACAGGGAAGATTGGTATCTGGAAGACCTGGAAGAAGCAATCCGGAGTACAGGACTGGAAGTAACCCAGGAAAGAGTAGACAAGCTGTTGGAGGAGTGCCACCGGATATTTGATGATAAATCCGGAAGAAATGAGATACTGGCCCAGAAAGCAAGCAAGCTGTTTGAGGAGGAGTAGGAAATGTTTGGAAGACTGATTCTTGAAACCTATGTACAGGACAGGTGCTGGGACGTCAAATTTAAGGACGAGCATTTGACCTGGTTTGAGATTAAAAAGAACGATGCGAAGCGGATTGTGAAGAGAATGGGGTGGGAGAGCTTGGCAGATTTTCTGAACAATTACACCTGGGATGATACGGAGATTCTGTATCAGATAGCTGATAACTGCGGAATGATAGTTGCTGATTGGATTGAAAGAGAGGTAGAGGATGGAAGAAATTAGAGGAACTGACTGCAACGAGCTGATAAAAAAGGTTCTGGAAGTTGAGGAGGTGCGACCAGTGGACCTGGCAAAGAAAATCGGGGTGAGCAGACAGTATGCGAACCAGATTATTTCCAGAAGCAAATGCGGTATTCGCTGTGACACGTTGGAGAAAATCGTAAGTGCGTTGGGATATGAAATCGCCCTGGTAAAAATAATTGAAAAATAGAAGTAAAACACTTGACACGTTCGAGTTATCGAAGTATAATAAAGTTACAAAATAACAAAACAAATACACGATACAAACGGAGGTAGTCAAGATGAACGCATTAGTAATATACAGAAGCCTGTTAAGTGAAAGAGATAAAAATGAATTTGGTTATCCGGAATGGGATGCAGCACAGAAGATGCTGTGGGTGTTCATTGAAAAAGCCCTGGAAGCTGGAGAAGAAAGCATTGCTGATGAAATCGTAGATGAGCTGTATTCTTTGAGTGATTGTGGATGCACGCTGGAAGATGAGGCAGTGAAAGCAGATTTGGAGATGCTTGAAAAGTATGGATTTGGTAGCCGAGCAGACAAAGTAAGAGAGCTTTGTTGGAAGTAGGCTTATTTTTTTACCTGCAAGGTTCGAAGAATCGAAGTAATAATTCAAAGGAGCGAAGAATATGGCAAAGAGATCAAGAGCAAACAGAACTGAAAAGGCTACATACCAGAACATCCGGAATGAGCACAAATACATAGACGTTGTTCATCATGGAGATGGTCATTATTACATAATCCAGTACATAAAGCATGAGCTTCCAGAAAGAACGGTTGTCAATTATATGGGAACCAGATGCGGACACAAGCAGAAGTTCAGAATTGGAAAAGGGACGCTGTTGAGCATCTTGGAAGATTACAAGAAAGTTGAGGAGGTGTAGAAGCTATGACAAAACAGGAATTTGAAAAGAAAATCGGGGCTGAAATAAGCCAGAAAGATTATTCTATTGTGGAGCATGTGTATACATGGCATCCATCCATTAGCGAGGTGGAGGGTAAGGAACAGATAGCAAAGTTGTATAAGTCCTTCGGAATGCCAATCATCAAGAACATGATGGAGGCTGCGAACTACGCAGAGACGCTTGACCGTGCAATGACCCAGGCACAGAGACAGGTGGAGGAACTGAGAAAGCGAATCATCAGAGTTGCGAAAGGAGACCTGGTGGTGGAGCAGTGCATCACAGAAGCGAAAAAATTATTCGAGACAGTCAATAATTCGCATGAGTGGGATGTGGCAGTTTCGTATCTGAAAAAAAGATACGGAGCAGATGCAGTGGGTGAAGCTATTAAAATTGAGCATCTGGAAATGTAGGAGGGGAGTGAGAGCGTGGCAGACAGAAGCCATACCGGCAGCACTGGACATGGCTTTTGGATGTGCAGAGTTGAAGTATGTGATTTTAGGGAAAGGCAGTATCACATGCAAAGAATAAGTAACGAGCCGAAAGCGGCAAAAAAGAAAGCAAGAAATTAAAGCATTACTGGTAAGCCAGTCGCTAATAGATTAAGAAAAATGGAGGTTTTTGAAATGAGAGAAGCAATCGTAAAAGAATTAGTTGGAGCAGTAAAGGAAATGGCAGGAAACGGATATTCGGTAACAGCACAGGAGACAACAAAAAATAACGGAGTAAAGATGTTAGGCATCGAAATCAGAAAGCCAGAAGAAACGGTTGTCCCAAGACTCTATGTGGATGGAATCGTAGACAGAGTGGAGGATGGTTTCATGACAGTTGAAGATGCTGCAAAGAAAGTGTTTGAGATGTATCAAAACAGTGAAACACCGGAAATTGAGATGAATGTAGAAAAGTGGATTGACAGAAAATTCATCCTGGACCACGTAGAATATCAGCTTGTGAATGCTGAGAGAAACGCAGAAAAGCTTAAAGATATTCCAGGAAAGAAAATTGCAGACTTAGTCGCAATTTACAGAGTGGTTGTTGGCTTGGACGAGGACGGAATGAAGAGCTATGTTTTAACGAACGCAGGCCTGGCTAGATCAAAGATTAGTCTCGAAGAACTGGATGAAGCTGCAAAGAAGAATACCGAAAAGTCCGGATTTTCTGTGAGAACTATGAATGAAGTTATGTATGAGCTAATGGGAGTGAATCCTGGTCCGGAGATTGAAGAACCAGATGGACCTCAGATGTATGTGCTGACGAATGCTAGAAAGCTTCACGGAGCAAATATCATGCTTTACAAAGAGTACCTTGAGATCGCAGCGGAGAAGATGAATGGAGATTTCTACATCCTTCCTTCAAGTATTCATGAGCTGCTGGCGGTTCCGGTTTCGACAGCAGAAATTGAGAAGTTGAGACAGATGGTCAAAGAAGTAAATGACAATGAAGTGGCACCGGAAGAAATCCTGGGATATGAAGTCTATAGATACAACAGAGAAACCGGCGAAGTCGAGGTGGCTGCGTAAACAGCTGCCTGGCTAAGAGCCAGCGAAAAATGATAGGAGGCATGAAAAAATGGCAGATAGAAGCAACAAAGCACTGAATGAAGCAATCGAGCGAATGATTCGCATCTGGGATGGCACAATACATGGCCAAACTATCAAGAATATGTATGAAAATGACACAGATTACGAAAGTGTATGTGATGTAGCCGGAATTGACTACGAAGATTACCTGGAGGATTAGCGATGGGAGTAATTGAGTATGAATTACTGCTTGATGGAGAAAGAAAGCCTGTTTTGGTAAAGAAAAATAGCGAGTTCAGTGATGCAGACGAATTTTTGGACAGTCCTAGTAAAATAGCACAAATGTTTATGGTCAGATGTAATGCAGAGTACTTGCCGGAAGAACATATATGGATGCTGGCATTGAATGTGAAATGCAAACCGATAGGAATGTTTGAGGTGGCACATGGAACAAATCGTAACTGCATGACATCTCCAAGAGAATTATTTGTCAGAGCATGTGTGAGTGGGTGTGACTGTATTGCGGTTGTCCATAATCATCCAAGCGGAATCTGCACGCCATCATCAGAAGACGATTCGCTGACGAAAAGGCTGGTAGAAGCAGGAGGACTACTCGGAATACCGGTTGTAGACCATGTGATAATTGGAAAAGATAGCTACTATTCGTATGCAGAACAGAATGAGGAATTGTTAAAAACAAAGCAGGATAGAAAAAAGCGGAAGGAGTAAAGTATGCAGGATAGAAAAGTGGCACTGCTCACGATTGAGGACTTGAAAAAGAATCATCTGGATTATTACAAACGGTTGGACCCGAAGTGCCAGGTTTGCCAGAATATTTTGAGTAGCAGTGAGTGTGATATGTGCGAGGATTTTGATATGTTCGTCAGAGTAAAGGAGGAAATGAAGTGAGACAGGCAGAGTTTGCGGAACTGAGCAGGGAAGTAATGCCGGTACTGGATAAGCTGACGGAGATTGCAGGCCAGCATGGAACGGCAGAGAAGCTGGTAAGCATTACATTGAGTGCAGAAGGTTATATTCATTTTACGGTACATGACAGTGGAATGTGTCTGAGCAGATTAAAAAGAGAAGATGCACCGGAGTTGGAAATCAGAAAACAGTTATCCCAGGAAATGGGAAGAGAGGAGAACTGATATGGCAAGTTTGAATGTTAAGACAGAGTATTCAGAATATAAGGATTGTAAGTTAAGAGTCGGCAAGTATGTGGAAGACAATAGCGTTGCTGTTGAAATTTATAACAGATGGTGTGGACCTATTGCGAGAGTAACCACCTGCCTGTGCGACTGTTCGTTGGCAGAAGATGAGGCGTATGTTGACACCAATAATTGCCCTTGGGCGGTAGCTCTTCTGGAAGAAAACGGATTTGCAGAGAGAACCGGACGTACTCGGAGAAGCGGTTACTGCGAATATCCGGCAATGAAATTTGACAGAAGCAAGATGGCAGAGTTTGAGGAGGAAAGATAAGATGGAGAGCTATAGAGAGCTGAGAGACAGACAGCAGAAAGAGTTCAATGAGCTGCCGTTGGGGTTTGCGTTTTCGGATAAGCAGTTTGATGAAATGATGAAGAAATGGGGGCTTGACCCGGAGAAAGACCTGGATAAGATTTATCGGATTCCGGGCGGTGGATTCATCCAGAAGAAAGATCACAAGCGTTTCCATGAGGTACTGGACCGGCACAACGCTGAGATGGAGGCGGCAAAGGCGGCCGATGAAGATGGAACAGGATTTCTTTACCAGATGTTCAAGTACGAACTGGATAATCACGAGTACGGATATACTGGAGATTTTGAAGATACTTTGGATAGCTTGGGGCTGACCTGGGAAGAGGTTGCAGCATCTCCAAGACTGTTAAAGGCACTGGATAAAGCGTCTGCGGAGATTAGAAAGAGAGAGGGGTGCTAAAGATGGAACTGAAAACGATTGATGGTTGGCATAAGAGCGGTTGCGGTGACTGAGACACATACTGCAAGCCGGGAGAGTTGGTAGATGAAGGTGTGGCGGACTACTTTCTGGATATTCTGCCACCTCGGACGATGAAGAAAGGGTATTTCCAGGTAGGAGAGCCACATAGTCATGCAGTTAATCCGGAAACGATGCAGAGCTGCGGAACATATGCTACGTTCGTAAGAGCCGGAGGAGGCATGTGGGAGTACAAGGGACATTGTTTTCCGAATGGATTGACGGAGGCAGAACGCTACGTTAAATATGACGGATTGAAAGATTTCTTCCAGAAGACATATAAGCTGATGGCAGGTATAGTACAGATTCCGAGACCTCACATCTTTTGCAAGGATGGATTCAAGATGAGTGTGCAGGCTGGAGATTCACTGTATTGTACGCCGAGAACGAATCTGGAGAGCGGAGAGTATGAAACGTGTGAGGTTGGATTTCCGAATCAGAGAGATGAATTACTGATGCCGTATGCAGAAGACCCGGAAACCCCGACAGAAACGGTATATGGATATGTTCCGGTAACATTGGTGGAGCAGATTATTGAGAAACATGGCGGCTGGTTTGACGCCAGGATTCCATTTGCATAAAGGAGGCGAAGAGGTATGAAGAAATTCATGAAGAGCATGAAGAAGTTCTTTAAGACGATGAAGAAGCTAGCAAAGTAGAGGTGCAAGAGTATGAACAAAGCAAAAAACATGACAACCGGGGCAGGATATCTGCTTCGGAGAGAAGATTACAAGAGAGTTAAGAAAATGGATCGGCAGCAATTTGAATCGTTCTGCAAGAATCTTTATATGACAGCATATGAGGAGGGCAGAAAGTCAGTTCCCGGGATTGATATTACGGAAGTCCAGAAAGCAATTAGTGAGACACCGGGAATCGGATCCAAAAGATTGCAGTCGATCATGGATAGTCTCAACAGTAAGTTTGGAGAGGAGAAATCTGATGAAGGAAATTAAACAATGCCCGTTCTGCGGTTGCGGAGACAGGAGAGTAGGAATCCGCAAGATGGGTAACAACGCATATAGAGTTTGTTGCTCGAAGTGTGGAAGTCTCGGACCTCATGTATCAGTGAAGGACTGGAACGGGCAGAAGGAACTTGCGCAGAAAGAGGCAAGAGAAAAATGGATAGAGAAGAGCTTATGAAAGAGTTGGAGGATTTGTTCCAGGATGAGCCGGATAACAATAAACTGAATGCGGTTCTGGACCTTGCAGATGCGTATGCGGAATATGAATACGAGGAAAGAAAAAGTCTGAAAAAGTACAGTGGGGAAAAGATGTGTGTGCTGCGGCAAGAGAGGATATAGACGAACTTCCGGAGCAGGTGTTCATTTCTATTTCTGACAAGTTAGAGGATAGAATGCTGGAGAATAACGGCAATCTGGAATATGCAGTAGTCCAGGAAGTTGTAAACGAGTTCTGGGAACAGGAGGTAGATGATGAGGTTGATTGACGCAGATATGCTGAAAAAGTATATGATAAATAACAGCAAAGAAGTAGAAAGATTCTTGGGGTACATTGATGAACAGCCAACAGCTTATAATCCAAATGCAGTTGTCAAAGAATTGAGAAACTATGTGATTGAGTTTGAGGCGTTTGGAGTATGTTCTGAGTATGTTGAACTGAGTCATGCTATTGAAATTGTAAAGAGAGGTCAAATAGGATGAGTAATAAGTTAGACGTTGATGACTTTATAAATTGGTTAAATCAGTCAGAGGATGAGGCAAAAGCAACAGTGGCAGAGAGCGGAGTAACAACAGACCCGTTTTACGATGGAGTACTATCTGCAATCTTCCAGATCAGAGAGTACATCAAGAAGATGCGCAAGATAGATGACGCAGAAGGAAAGAGCGAAAAACAGTGGATTTCTGTAGACGAAAGACTTCCGGAAGACATTGACAGAAGATACTTCATGTGTTTGGTGGAGAACCACCTGGAAGATCCACCGATGTTTTGCCAGTACGAAGAAGAATATGGATTTGGCTTCTGGAAAGACATATATGATCCGGTAACACTTGGCTTTGTGGACTCTGAGTTTGAAACGATGGAAGATCTGAAATATGAAAAAGTTCTCTATTGGATGCCTATGATAGAGCCACCAGAGGAGGCGATGCAAGATGACTGAGCAAGAAAAGAGCGACCGGGAACAGTTAGAGTATCTGAAACGATGGCAGGAGCAGAAACAACGAAAGAGAAAGAAAGACAATGTCTTCAGTAAGATTTTGCGAAGGGAGAAAAAGAATGGACGTAATCGGAAAAAAGGTGGTCATTAAAGCATGGGGCAGACTGGGAACGAAAGACGGAATCCTTTATGAAGAGAAAGGGCAGCTTAAATTCACGGATGGATTTCATGACAAGAAGCTGACAGAAGAGATAACAGGAAAAATCATTCCAAATGGAGACGGAATCCTGGAGAAAACATACAAGAGGATGCGAGGTGCAAGGAACTGGCACCCTCTTGTAAAGGAACTGAGGAGAACTATAGACGAAAAGGAGTTGGGCGTATGAAAATTGAACCGAGAAAAGAATCGGACAGAGGAGGCTATTTATGTATGCCACGTTTTGAGAACTGTCCAGACGGGAAACCGGGATGGAAGAAAATTCATTGTCCGGTCTGTGGGGACTACTGCTGGGAGAGACCGGAAGATGCTGGAGTGATTTATCATAGCAAACTTGATGGAGCGTGCTGTACGTTGTGTGCTTTGAAGAAAGGAGCTGGAAGATTATGAAGAGAAGCGAGCAAATCGTAGAATTGATGGACGATGTAAAGAAGATCATCTCACAGATGGCAGTTGTGGATGTACGTGAGGAAAAGAAGAAACCGGTAGAGGTTGGAAAAACCATCATGACAAGCCGGGAGGTGGCGGATATGTTCCAGGAATACCACTCGGTTACATATCGCAGAATAGCACAGCTTATCGTGGAACTGGAACCGATGGAGCAGACAGAGTTCAAAATGGCACAGTTCAAGGCAAGACACCAGGAGTACCCGATGTGGGAACTGACCGAGAAAGCCTGCAAGCTCTATCTGGCGAGAATGAAAAGGGATAGATGCTACGGAAAAAAGAAGACCGGCATTGAGAAGATGGAAAAAGAGCTTCGTTGCCGGGTAAGCGGTCAGAAACTGGTAGAGGATGCGGAGAACGGATATAAGGACGTCCGGGAACTGTTCAATCAGTTTATTACCGGTCCGAAGGGCGAAAACCGGGAGATTCCGGAACTGACACAGGCATACGAACGTCTGAGAGCGGTTATGGAAGCACAGGTTCCAGGCGCAAAGGCAGATACGGCAATAACATCTGCGGTGTATGATGTGGCAATAGAATCTGAGATGCAGGGATTTATTTATGGGTTCCAGCTGTTCGGAGCCGTTCTGCAGGGATGCGGCAACACAAGAAAACGTGCAGGGGAAATTTAATGGGAGGAAGGAAAGAAAGTAATGGAAGTGAAGATTATTAGTGGATTTGGAGAAAATATATTCCAGATGCCAGAGGAAAGTGTATGGGACGTGTTGAAAGAAGCATCAAAACAGGCAAAGAACAGTTTGGAAGAAGAACGGGATGCCGGCAAAGGACAGCCAGAAACAAAAGCAGAGGAATCAAAAGCAGAAAAGCCAGAAGAATCTGTCAGAGAGTATATTGAAAGACAGAGACAGTCCAGGGTGGATAATATTTTCGGCTCATCATGGAGAAAAAAGAAACCGGCTGATATGGAAGTGGCAGAACCATACGAATACAAAGACGGGGAAACCCAGGAAGGATACAGTGGATTCCTGCTCATAAAATGCGAAAAGTGTGGGAAGGTTAAAGGATTTTGCACGAAAAACGAGCTGACATCCTACAAATGCGAATGCGGACATGAGACACATCTGGAAAAACTGCGCCCGTTGTATCTTCACTGCAAGTGCGGTGCGGAGTATCGTTACAAGACAAATTTGCAGACTTCGATATATGTGTATAATTGTTTGCATTGTGGCAATCCGGTAGATGTAAAGCTGAACAATCGCAAGACTGCCTATGTCACAAGCGGGGGGCACTAATGGTTATAACCGTAGAATGCTCAAAAAGTACGGAATGTCTGCAAACTGGTAGGGAAGGAGACGGATATGAGACTAATTGATGCGGATAAGTTGAAAAACGACATAGCAAAATGGTTAAATCCTAAAGCGTGCATAGAGGAACCGCGGATGGTAGAAGTTGATGATATAGCAGTTTCCACCATCATGGAAATCGAGGAGCAACCGACAGCCTTTTATGAAGAAAGGGTGCTTGAGACATTAAAAAAAGAGCTGGATCTGGCGGACAGAGAAAGAGACAGATGCTCCAGAGAGAATATATTGCAATTCGATGAAGCAAAAGGGTATGCAAGAGGAATCTCATACGCCATGGAGGTTGTGATTAAAGGAAGAAATTGA